CATTTGGAGGTACGGTGTGAAACTTTGATAAACAAAGGGGAATCAGTGTAAGGGTTGAAAGGGAGTGACGGACTAGGCCATCGTTGCCTCCCGTGGTGAGCGTTCGTTTACCTGGTGAGGTTCTACTGGCTCGGTGAGTAGTCGCTAGCCGTAGCATCGTGGCGACTTGATCCATAATTACAGGGTATTCAGCCAGAAGTCAACCCCCAATTTACATGCCAGGACACGATCCGATGCACAAAGCCAGTCATACCAATGGTTATCATCGTTGCTTATCAGTGCTGATCTGATTGATAACTGGGGTTAACCGGCCAACAGATCGCGCAAGATTGATACGCATATAACGTGCGTGCGGGTGCGGTAGTCAGTCACAATACCAAGTCACACTACGGCTTCCCAGTTAACCCGGTTAAATGCAGTAAAATACTGGGCCAAACCGGCTGGTATCACTGGGATGTGGCCGGTTTTTGTGCGCGGGAGACCCCCCCCCATGGGGTGAATCTTTGGCCGCCTGCATATACGTATTGACTTCAGACATTTATGTCATTTTTTAAGAGCTTCTTTCTCAGCATGATACGGTTCATGCAGTACAAACTGGATGTAATCATCAACATATGCCGGCATATACTCCCAGACACGTATGCATTGACCTGCATTAAACCAGTTTGACGTACATACCATCCACATACCTACAACATAACTAATTATTGTCATAAGTAAGTATCCAATAAATAACGTACGACACCCCTATAAGCAGGATAACAAGCATCCATATAACGGACCAAACAATCATAATGCTGCGTAAACCTGTGGATAACACTGTTGAATCAAATCACGACATTGTTGTGCAATCTCTTGATGTTCAACCTGTGTACCGTTAGCGCATCTTAACCCAGTATAATGCAGCCAGGACCGCAGTGTACCGTTCATGTACAGCCTTGTAGGCGTGCTTAGGGGTAAAACCTCACGAGCACACTCTTTAGCCACTCCAGCAGCCAGCATCTCGTTATAGAGCGTATAGGCCATATCATATACTTGACTTGCTTTTATTTGGAAGTCTTGTTGTGTATAAGGATCTATGTCATCAATACTATTTTGTCTGTTTTTATTGTCTTGACGTCTGATGTTAAGGGTGTTAGGTTTGTCGGTTACCCCAGCATAACGCTGTGAAAACTCTTGAAAGCTGAATGATCTGTGACGCAGTATTTGTGCTGCGATAGACCGTGTAGTATTAATCTCTACACACATGTTAACCATTTCAAATGGTGACCAATGTTGGTGTTTAATGAGATACTTGATTAACTTAGCACTGGTCTCAGTGTTGTTTTGATTGTCAGGATTAGATACCCGTGCCATATACGACACAAGGTCATCACCATCGTGGGTGTAATGGATGAGTTTAACGGTGGACATACAGTAGTAAGGGTGTTTTAGTAGTCACTGCTTTTATTACAAAAATAAAAGATATTGTCTTAGTAATCTAGTTACTGCGGTGGTCTTAGTAAAAGGGACCCCGAAGAGTCCCCAGTACAGGAGGTCCACCCTTCCCCCTGTATAAGGCAGGGCTTGCACTAAACCCAGTTCTCAACACCGTTTCTAGCTTCGCCTCTTGATTGTCGTCTTTGGTCCATATCCAAGTTAAAAACTAGGTGATCTGCAAAGCAATCAAAGTCGTCTTCCCAGTGTGTAATAATGTCTTGCCAATCACTTTGACGTTTATTAATTATTTCTTGTTGTGCAGAAATACTTAGTGCATCAATAAAATATTGTACACCTTGTGCAAGAGCGTCAATACGGTCGTCATGTCTAACCGCACCTTTTTCACGACACATACGGCTCATTTGATAGAACAGCATGTATTCTAAACGTTTTTCAGGTGCTGTATCTGGATTAGACGCATAATCCCACTCGATAACGGACTTATCTACTACCAGTCGATGCTGGTTAAGGATAGGCTCTAGTGTGTCAATAATACGGTCTTCTTTACGAACGTTAGCCCGTGTTTCTTCTACGTTTAATGTTTGTTTAGTTTGTATAATGTGTTTTTTAAACAGCTCTGCTACAATACCGTCACCAAAATTAGATTCAATAAGAAGTGTCGTAACGTTGTATTTACGACAACTTTTTAAAATGTCCAAAAGCGTAGTGTCTGAGTATCCGTCCTTGTGAGCACGCATCTCGTGCAAGTACAAGACACCGTTTCGTTGGGATATATAAGCTGCTGTTGTCTCATCCGATCCACGGCCCGACGGGTCAACTGAGCATATTGTTTCGTTGTAAACATCCCATTCGCCTTGTAACTGCATTGGAGAGTAGAAATAATCTCCAGGGAGTCCGACAGTGGGGAGTTCCTTGATACAATTTTTTGGGTCTGAGCACCAGACGACTGATTCAGGAGCAGAGGTAGGGTTAACGCTAGTAACGATAAGGTCAGCGTTTTTAAGGGGGAATTTTTCTGCGTCAGATAAGCTCGTGTCGAGCATGAACTGAAGCATGAAGTTACTGCGTCCCATGGACGCTTCACGTTCAAGTAGGTCATCAGAACTAAATCGGTCAGGGTCAGTTACATCCCAGGGTACTGCTCCGTTGTCAATGTCAGCCTGTAGCTGAGGAGCTATGATGCCTTCATAGTTAGCCATCTTACGAGGCACCCTAGCAGGCCACACAAAGGGTTTGTAGTTGCGTTCTGCAAGCTTTTTGTACACTGTGAATGTGGTTTGGGGTGTACCTAGGTACATAATACGGGAATCATCTTTAGGTGTCAAGATAGATTCAGCTTCAGTACATAATTGTAAAAGTTTACCCCGCATCATTTCTGTCATTGAGTTACCAGGTACTTCGATGTCGTCAAGGATCATCAGGTCGGCCCTAGAACCTGTGAGTTGCCCCGTTATCCCGACAGACTTGACTGAAGGTGCTTGACTTGGTGAGCAGTTGACATCGAAGCTAATACGTGACCACCGTGCATCGTCAGACTTAGGTTGTAAGTGACAAAGCCAAGGTGTTTCAATAATTAGCTTTTGTAAAAAAATAGACATGTTATCGGCTCTCTCTTTAGAGGCCGAGATGATCATAATCTTTTTTTGAGGGTTATTGAAAAGCGTCCACAGAACAAAGGCTCCAGTAATCCAGCTTTTTCCCACTCCACGGAAAGCTTGAATTTGTAAACGTTTAGGTCCAGACTGAAGATATTCTGCGATTGCATATTGTGCTTTGGTTGGTTCGGGTAAATCAAGCTGTTGCCACAGTGCTTGTAGAAACAGCTTAAAATCGTCTTGTAGGGCGGTTAGGACGTTGGTCATTTAATCATTAATGTCATTGGTCGAGGAACCCAGGTTTCTGGTTTTTTAGGATCCTCTTTTGCAAACTGTTGTTTTGTATATTCTACAAAAGATTTATAAGGACTAGTTCCGGTTAAACCTTCAATAAGCTGATCACCAATCATTAGTGATTGCATATATGGACCCATCACTGGAACAGCACCCAAAGATCTTCCAGCAGCAGCTTTACCTAGACGCCTAACGACATCTGTTGTATCAAATTTAACATATTTACCATATTTACCTCCTGTGGTGCGGGGTTGCCAGGTATCTTCTGAAATACGATTTCCATAACCTACTTGAAAACCATCTTTATCTGTAAAAGATTTAAAAGCACCTTTAGTAAAACGATCATACGCTTTTGCACGAGCATTAGGTTTACCCGGTTCATTTTTAAACCTACTATCAATCAGGTCATCATCTAAAGGCTCAAATGTATAACGAGAATCTAATCTTTTATCACCTCGAGCAGTTGGTATTTCGTCAACCATTTGATTAACAGTTGCACGAATACCTAATTGCATTATTTTAGAAGAAAGTTTAGTGGGTCGGTTATAAATGCTATCCATGTTTTGGAAAGCTATGGAATTACCTTTTGTTCCAGGATCTAGCTTTGTTGCTATTCTAGTAACTGGATTTACATTAACAAGACCACCTCTTACATCCGATTTTGGTACATTACGTTGCAAACTGTCTAAAATACGTAATGCCTCTCTAGCATCTGGAGTAGGTTTACCGACAGTAGGCATCCCCAATTTAAAAAGTAAATTAGCACGGTCTTGTATTGACAAGTTTTTTTTGTCACTCATTATTTAATATGTGAAAGAATTAGTGATTCTCTAAGAATATTATGTCCAAAGCGCTCTCTCATCCAGGAGCGCCAATAGTTACTTCCTTTATCCTGATTACATCTGGTACATGCTGGTACGACATTCGTATTGACATCTTCGCCCCCAAGAGAACGAGGATGTACATGGTCCAAAGTAAGTTCATGTAGTTCATAAGTTTCTCCG